GGTCCGGTGTTTCCGGTGTCGCCTTTTTGGCCGGTGGGTCCTTGTGCCCCGCGTACGTTTCCGGTGTTGAGGGTGTCGCCGTTGGGTCGGGTGAGTATGAGATCATCACCGTCCAGGTGTGCGCCGTTGACCGCGTATCCGGTGAGAGTGACCCACCATGCGGCCTCCGGGAACGCGGCAGGGTCCAGGGTTTCAGGGTCAACACGGGGCAGGTCGGTAAAGTCGGACGTGTCAACGTTGGGGACGGTGAACGTCTCCGTCCATTTGGTCACACCGGTTACGGTGACGGTAACAGTCCACGCCCAATCTCCGGTGGGGTCCAGGGGTACGCTGAACAGTCCATTGTCTGGAATGTGGACAATGTCCGGTGTGGGGATCACAAGGGTCTTGTCAGCATCCTTGTAGCGGCGGGTGGGGGTAAATTCGGAGGTCCCGTCAATAGGATCACCGTCTGACTGTTTGAGTTTGAACCGTACGAGGTTCATGCCTTGACACTCTTTTTCAGTTCGTCGCGGACTGCGTCAAGGTTCGAGTCAAGATAAGAAATGGTGTCACCGAGTGAGGTGGTGCCGGTGCGGGTACCGCCCTTGCGGTCAACGCGGAGTGCCATAACTTTTTCAGGAATGTCACCGGTCGGGGCGTTGAGGTACCTCAGGACACGGTCCGCTGCGAGCATGAGTTTTGCTTTTTCTGCGTCGGTGAGAGTAGCCAAAATGTCCTCCAGGACTGTCGTTGATTCGGGGGAAATGGTGATCGGGGTGACGATGGGAATGTCCTGCACGTCTTCTGTCCATCCCAGGTAGTTGAGGATCATTCCGTATTTTGCGTAGTAACGCATGAGGTCGGAAAGACTCGGGTGGTGGTGCGGGATGGTGCTGTAATCGGACGTCGAATAAATCGAACCGTCAGGGGAGCGCAACACCACGTGCCCCGCCGGTTCACCGCTGAGGGAGAACCACAGCGGCAACCACACACCGGGCGGAAAGTCCTGGTCACGGTGCTTCGTTGGTGACGCATTCCAACCGGCCGTGGCGGTCGGATACCCACCCGGCAACCCAAACGTCTGACGCACATATTTGAGGCACTGCCCTGCCTCACACCGGATATTCGGGTTAGGGGTGATCGTCTGCACATACCCCATTAGTGGTTCACCGTGACACCTGTTGATGTGGCAGGGGGCACAGCACCTGCGGTGTTCATGCGCCGCCATTCTTCCAGGGAGATAATGCGGTACTCATGCAGTCCGAGTGTGATTTCATGACGTGCAACGGACGCTTGCGTTACCTCATGTAGTTTCTCGTTCTTCGCAAAGTAATACTTGGCGAACGGGAAAATGAGGAACGTCAACAGCAGGGATGCTATGGCAACCCATGACGGGTCAACGGTACTGAGAACGGCGGTTGTCGCCTCCGTGACGCTCATGCGCTGTGGTCCCCGCGCGACGTCGGGACGAGATACCCGCCAATGAGTGCCAGGACAAACGCGAGACTCCCCTCGATCCCGGAGGGTACGTCGATACCGGCGAACTGGTTTAGTGCCCAGCAGGCAATGGCGGCAACTGCCGCGCCGCCGCCTGCCGCTGCGGTGACGGGTCCGACTATTTTGGTGTTGCTGTCGCTATTCAATTGTGTCCCCTAGTGTTTAGCGTCTGAATATTTCGATGAAAGCGTTTCGGCTCTTTGGTTCGTCAAACTTGAGCCTACCACTGTTGAATGCTGTCCTGAGACGGGAAAGCATTTTGTCATTCTGTAGCATGAGTGTTTTACCGACGTCCATTTTATCGGACAGTAGCGTGTACAGGGTTTCCTGTCCAGGCCGCTTGGATTGAATGTAATACATATTGTTGGCCCAATCAACCCACACGGTAAATACACCGTAGCGGGTTTCCAGGGAGTAATGGTAACGCGCTGCGGACGTTTTGAATTCGAGCAGGTTCTCATTATTGTCAGCGAACTCATTGCCCACAGCAAACGCACCATACTCGGTGTCCTTGATAAACTGCCCGAACCGCGTCTCGTACACCTGCGCCGTGAATTCTTTCGAATCGGCGAAATGGCAGGCAACGAACGGGATACCGTTCTTATCGGGAGCCTTGGTAATAAGGTCCCCCACCTTGATATCCTTGATTTCATACTCAATGAAATACGGGTTAGTGATCGACACAGCGTTGGCCATGAAAAACACTTTCGTCTTTTCCCGGTTACGGTCAACCGTCGAATACAACTGGTTGAACGCATTAGCCTCGTCGGGCAGGTAATGAGTCATGCCCTTTTCGAGGATGAATTCGTCATACCCGATATTCGTCACCAACGGGTACGCAACGGATTTCCTCCCCTGGGCAATGGACAGTGGCATAAAGTGTCCAATGACCTGCCACTCACGTTTTTTACCCTCGTCGCGGGTTTTCGCGGGAGCCATTTCCGCATACTCACCGTTGATACGGAAATCCCATTTCGGGAACTCGTGATAAATGTCTGCAAAGAAAGTGTTACGCGACGCCTTTAGTTCGTCCTTGTAGCGGCGTAGATAAATGAATTGGTCTCCGCGCTTGATAGCGGCGGCAATGACTTTCTTTTTCCACCCGTACGTTTTACCCAAACCACGCGCACCAACAATGAAATTGTAAATCGCGTTGTACGAATAGATTTTATCGAACGAATAATACGCCATCTGACTATTATTACCCCGCTGATTAGGCGCAACAATAGGACGCTCTTTCGGCGGAATAACCGTCACCGTCTCAGTATCAAAGACCTTAGTCATGCCTAGATCACGATCCCGTGGGATTCGAGGAACGGGCGCGGATCAATCGGCGTCGGACCGTACGGCGGGGGCCACGGGTCATTGTAATTCCCGGTGTACACCTCAAAATGCAGATGCTGTCCGGTCACGTTGCCGGTAGCACCCTCAATAAAGAGTTTCGTACCGGGTGCCACCGTCTGCCCCGCATGCACAGACAGTGTACCCGCCTGCCCGTGGTAGTAGTTGAACGTGTGCGAACCGTTCAGCGTGTGACCCTTGACGTAGGTTCCTGCTGTGCTGTTCCCGGTACCGTTTTCCTGGGCGACAGTGATGACCATGTCTGTGACAGCCCTCACAATCCCACCCTGCCCCTCCGGGTTGGCAAGGTCCAAACCATAATGGAAAGACGCCACACCATCAAAAGCGCGCGGCCCATACTCAGACGTTGCCACACCGCCAACCAGGGGACGCACCCAAGACCCGTTGGGCGGGGCTGTGGGGTCCTCCGGGTCCGGTGTGGCGGGTGCGGTTGCCCCGTCACGCGGGAGGAACCGACCGCGCCCGTCAGGGTACGCGTCAATGCGCCGCCCGTCATCCAAATGGATACGGACGCTACCCCCAACGGTTTCGAGATACTTTATGTCATGTGTGGCCATGCGTATAAGAGTACAACCCGAGGGGCTCGGGAGCCTATTTCAAAAGAAAGACCCTCACCATTCGGTGAGGGTCTTTCTAATCCGGCAAACGTTCTACCTTGTAATACCTGTCCTCCGGTCCGGTGGTGTTGAGGATTCTCGCCATCCAATCCGCTGCCATGCGCGTCTGGAATTGCTGTGGCTTACCGGGGACAATGCAGTACCATTCACCCTCGTAGATTTCCCATAGTTGGTACATTAGATAACCTCTGTCGAGTCGCCACGCTCCTGGTGGAATGCTCGGTGAATCTTGACAGCGTTTTCAAGGTCGTCACGGTCTTCTGAATCAATAGAAAAATTCTGGCAACTGCATTCTGCGAAGTGGGTTGTTGGGAAGTCGTCCGCCACGAACATTGTCCAGACTTCAATTTCGTAGTCCATTACATGTCCTCAACCAGTGCGGTGTGTGCTGCGATTTTTTCCTGCAACTTTTCCAGTGTTGGAGCCTTGATTTCGATATCAAGCAACTCGTGGAACTTTGATGGTTCTTTTACTTTTCCGTAGTTGTCCTCTTTGGTGTCGGTGACTACGTTGATTTTCAGTGTGGCACTGTAAACACTCATGCTGCGGTCCTCACAATGTGGTTGGCGGTGGGGTCGTTCTCTGCAATACGGGTAATGATGACTTTGGGGAGTTTCATGTGGACCTCGTACGTGATCCAGGGTGAACGCTTGCGCAACATCTTGACTCTGCGGGTTGCCGCCTCAACCGTGTCGAGGTGTGATTCGGTGGTCCCGTTTGCTGTGATCCTGTAAGTTCCCATGTACATAGTCTACATGAAAAATGACCGCATGGAATACATGCGGTCATTTTTCATAGGATTACTATAGTTTGATGTTGTCTGTTTCGGTGACGGATGCTGCGGCGTCGGTTTTGAGGACGTGTGTTGTGGTTCCGCCGCTGATACGGTTGTGGTGTATCTGGCCGTTGGCGGAGCCGGTGTATGCCTCAACCCCTGCGGTTCCTGCGGGTGCCTTGATGGCGTTGTCGTGGACGTTGAACCCGTTGACGTTGTTGAACGCAACGGCACCGCGCCCACCTGCGAGGGATTCCAAGAAATTGTCCGACACACCGACTCCGGTGGCGTTGGACACGTAGACGCTGGTTCCTGCCGATCCCTTGGTGTCAACACCTCTCACCCGGAGGCTGTCACCCGTGTCAAGGCGGAACGCGTCGGCACGGGCACCGGTTGCCACGTTGTCACCCCACACCATGCGGTTGACGTTGGACGCGTCCACCGGGCGGGTGGGGCCGGTGAATACGTTACGTCCACCGACACCAACTGATACGTTGACAGCGTTCTTGAGGTAGATGCTGTTCGGTGTTCCTGTGCCGGTGTTCAGCATTTCGAACTCGTTACCGGAGAAGTCGAGGTTTTCCGCCATCACGGGAGTGGAACTGATTGTCTGGTTGTTGACGGTGATGTTGCCGACGCCGCCCGTTCCGTTGACGTTGGCGAAACCCTTGAGTTTGTTTCCCTTGAACCGGACGTTCCGGCACACTAACGGGGTGGTGAGCGTTGCGAGAGTGTTGGTTGCCCCGACGTCGTAGTTGGCGCCGGAGGCACGGATGCCTTGGTCGGTGGAGTAGAGGCCCAGGACGACGGTGTTGTTGGGGGTGGTGTACTCAAACGTATTGTCAATCACGTCCAGCCCGTCAACACCGAGGAAGTGCAGCACACCGCGCATATCGGAGGTTTGGTCAAGCTGCGGATCAACAACCCGGTTGTTAGCAAACCGGATGCGTTTGGGTGCTGCGGTTTCGAACGTCGCGTGCGCACCGATCGGGTTGGGCGCGGCGTATGTGACACCGCCGATGGTGATGGGTCGGAACACGTTGTAATCAATCACACCGTCAATGCACGGCAACCCGTCGTATGATCCCGGGAGGTCGGTAGCGGAGGATGAGCCTGCGGAGGACACGTCAAGCTGGATTGCCTCTTCTTTCGTCCATCCACCGCCGTTGTTCTTGAAACCCTCCAGGGTGTTCCCGGTGATACGGAAGTTTGAGCAGCCGAGCAGGTCGATACTGTGACCCAAGAAATTGGCCTGGGTGTGGAGAATTCCCTCAATGCGGAAGTTGTCCGAGTGATGGAGTGCGAAAGCGCAGACAGCATTGTTGTTAGCGAAATCACCCTTGAACGTCCCGCCGTACCATTTCCAGTTGGACGCACCGGACCCGTAACCCTTGGCGCCGTCAGACCCGGTGTAGAACACGGCATAACCGCCCGTGCTGTTGTCGGACTTGCGGAACACAGCGTCACGGTGCGCCGTGTAAGTGATTCCTCCCCGGAGTTTGACGCGCTCAACGAGGTTGTAGTCACCGGGCGGGAAGTACACACTGCGGTTGGTTGCGTCGGACGCTGCTGCGGCGTCAATCGCTGCCTGCGCGTCGGCGGCAGTGAACCCGTGCACAATATGGCCGTATTCACCCTCCGACACCCAACCGTCATTAATCGCAGCAATAGCAGCGTTGAAACGCTCATTCCACTGTGCCAGCGCTTCCGCGTTGTTCTGTTCCATTCCCGCAATACCTGCGTTGAGGATTTCAATCATTTCACCCATTTTGGTGTTGAACTGTGGGGAAAGTTCCTCAATGTAATCCTTGAGGCGGTACAGCATGGTGAGATATGTTTCACCGGACCGGTATGTGAATGGTGCGATGTTGGTGAGCGGGTCAATGCGGATCGGGTAGGAACTAATTCCAATAGGCGGGAAAGCCATGTTCAAATCCTCTTTCTGTGAATTCGTCACCTGTTGAAATTACCAACATGAAAAGCGACTGCAAATCCTCAACAACCATGAGGTCAATATTCATAAAGGTAGCACGATACTGTGCCAGCAATAACGAGTAATTACCGGTAAACCCTGATACCTCACCGTTGACGGTGCCATCCTGGTGCCCCTGGTTGGTTTCGGTGCCCGTGCCTGTCTGTTTCCCGGTGCTTGCCTCACTGGACGTACCGTGCGCGTGGGTATCGGAAATGTTGTCTTGCGCGCTGGTGGCATAGTCGCCATTGCCTGACAGTTGCGTCTGCGGGAATTCGGAGGCTACCGCACGGGATTTAGCATCGGATGTTGAGTCGGTGGTTGACTCTCCGGTCCCCTCAGACTCCATTTCGGTTGTGTTTGTCCCCGAACCCGTGGACGTGGTTTCCGACGTCGTCAGGTTCTTGATGTTTACCGTTTGCAACGGATCAAACTTGAGTTTTTCGGACGCGTACAACTGGTTGTAGTAGGGCATTATTTCACGCATTTTCACACCCATGAGGTGATGAAACACCGACGCGGTTTCCTGCCCGATTTCCTGCAACCAGTACCTGTCCAGGATTCGACGGTTCAGCGTCTCCCGGTGCCCCTCGTCAAACAGTGGATAGTCGTTGAGCCAATCGGCAGGCAACTGCTTGACCGCCGCCTCAAGTGTCATAGTAAAACTAGGCATTCTCGGTTTCCTTTTCCGACTCGTCAGCAACGTCTCCCGGCGATTCTTTCATGCCGAAGTCTACGGTGATGTTGGTTCCAAACATGTCGTTGATTTGTTTTGCTGCGTATTGGCGGGAGTTGAGTGCAATGTTGCGGGTTGCGTTGACTTGCTCGTCATTAGCGCCAACCTCCGCCGCAACCAAGCGTTCTTTCTTGTCCTGGTTCGCATTGTTGATTCCAAGCAGTCCCATACATTTGTTCCAAATCTTGGATTCGGCAACCAAAAGATTCGGGACCGCGTCAACCGGAATTCCCACATCTAGTACGTCAATGGCGGAAAGATCCAGGGAGTCTTGCACCTTGATTGAACTGACACCCGCCTGTATCTGACGGTCAATGTTTTCCATTGACAACTGTGTACTCTGGTTTGTTTTGATAATTTTGGTGTACCGCATTTGCTCGATATTGATTTCGATTGTCCGGTCAATGGCAGCAAGTTTCCGGGAATACGTGAGAACAATATCAAGATCGGGAGCGCGTAGCATGTTCGCATACACCGGCACAGCCTCGTCAATTTCTAGACGTTTGCCCTGCATGTTGGAACCGATCACCCAAAAGGACGTGGGGTTGTCATTGAAATTCACGGCACCGGCACCGGACCCCTTGGCGCACAACAGTTCCCCGGTAGTGTCGTCCTTGTAGAACACGGCAACCGCGTTGTAAAACAACTGGAGTTCGAGGAACCTAGGCTCAATGGACTCGGGCAACCCCTTCCACTCGAAACGGTTCATGCACAGTTCGGTCAGGATACGCTGGTTCATGCGTTCAACGAGTGCCTGCTGATTGTTGCGGGGATTGTTGGCGAACCCCCTACCCCTAATCTGCGGATCCCAATAATCGGTCAGCAGGGTGTTTCTTTTGTTTGCCATTACAGTGTGATTCCTGTCAGTGGTGTGTTGTCCGCAATATCAATGTTGCCAATGTCGGCTGGATTCTTCCAAACAGTAACACCCTTTTCAAAGATTCCCCTAAGTGCCTGCTTGAACGTCTCCGGGCAACGGCTGGACGTTATGTATGTTTCGCGGAGTTTCCAGTACGTGAATTTCTCACACACCATAAACGAGGATGGCATACGCCCGAACCGGTTGACCTGGTATCCGTACCTCAACCAGTATTCCCCGATAGCGTTCATGGCCGCACCTTGCAGCATTTTGACTTTCACGTCATACCCCCACTTGTACATAGCGAGCGTGAACGCGTCCCCGCCAACCTGTCCTGACGTCGTCGGCTGGATCAACCGTGCGTCCTGTACCTTGGCTTGAATACCTGCAATGGCATTCTGATAGTCACCCTTGGCGGCGTAGTCCGCATAGGAACGGTTGGAGTCGTTGATACGCGCGCCCGTGTTGGTTGTTGCGGTGTTCTGGTTGGTCATGCTGTTAGCCATGATCCCTTGGGACTGGTTGCGCTGGTTCAACCCAATGGCGTAATCGGCGGCGCTGTTTGCCATGCCCAAACCGGCACCAACTGCGGAGCCCACACCGCCGCCCTGGGCCATGCCAATGGCTCCCTGGGCGAGACTGTTGCCTCCCTGCTTGAGTGCCTGCCACCCTGCCGTTTCGTTGGCAAGTGTCGTCTGCTGTGCCCCGGCACTGACCTGCATGCCGGTCAGGTTCTTGGACAGGTCCAACTGCTGGTTGGTGTTGTCGTACGCGAGAGCGTTCCCGCCCATTGCGCGCTGCTGACCCCAGTCCGCAGAAGAGTGCTGGAACGCAATGCTGTTGTGATTGGACGCCATGAACGACATGTACCCGTTGTTGGTGAGACTGAAATTCGGGAAATTCATGATGTAGGTTGCCATATCTAGGAATTCCCCACCGTCGTTGAACAATCCCTCGTCAAAGTCGTCACCGATTTCCCCGGTAGCAACACCCGCACGCCCGGTGGCGTTGTACCGCCACGGCACAAACGCGAGGCGAGGCCCTGGCTGCGCAAAGTGCGGCATTTCAATAACAACCGCGTCGTCATTGGCCCATGATTCCGGTTTGAGGGAGAGCGGTGTTCCCGTGTACGAGGTCATTTCCAGTGTCGTGTACGGGTGAACCTTGAACTTGTCCAGGTGCGCATATCGTGCTGGGATCGGTAGATTGTCCCGCCATGCCGTTGCCATAGCAACAGGGTTGATACCAAACGGCATTTCACCCAACGGCTCCCACACTGACACGTCGGAGGACTCGCTGATAACTGTCTCAGTGAGGTTCATGTTGTAACGCTCCCACGGCGGAATGGCAGTAAGACCAATGATTCCCTGAGTAATCCACGGCTTATCCGCGAAGTAATTTGTAAACCTCTTGAATGCCGGGAGGTCCTTGATAATGTACGTCTCCGCACCGTTAGGCAGATTCTCAAAAGTAGAACCATTAGCGGACGTCAGGTTAGGAGCGTCAACCGTTCCGGGCGGTGCCGTAAGGGAAACGGTGGACGTAATCATAATCGAATAGTCCAACACACCGCCCGTCATGGTCTTAGCGGAACCAACCTTTTCCTTCCACTGCTGAACAATGGAATACTCCCCGCCGATATCCAGACCCTCCGGGATGGTGAGGAATTCCCGACCGTAATCATTGAACGCGTTCTCGTTGGCAATACCAACATGGCCCCGCTCAATGTAGCAATTACCAAACTGAACGTCATACAAAAATGTCTGCACAATATCCAGTTGAATGGTGACAACGGTTGTATTGGGTGCTGCGTACTCCACACCCGTAATGAAATAGTAGAACGCACGCGGAGTGTCACCACCCGTAATGGGCTGGACAGGGTTGAATGCTCGCAAATAGTTGTAACGGAACGCTGCATTGAATGGGAGGGAAATGCGGATCGGGTGTCCGACTTTTGCGTAAGACATGTTTTCAATACGCGTAAACGGCCCCGACTGGTTGAGCAAGTAATCGTCAAGCGCGGTAGAGTTATCGAACTTTACAATGTCCCTGTAATCCGAATTCCAGGTAACATTGCACAGCGTCACCTCAGTGCCAGCGGTCCACAGCGCGTAATTGAATTCATGTCCAGCATTCATGGGCTGGGGTAGTGTCTGCATTTGGGAAGTCATGTACTTACAGTACACGTCATTTAGCACACACATGTTATGAAACAAGAAATGCCCCGCACTCACTGGGAGTGCGGGGCATTTCTTTATCGGCCCGCCACATGGACCGGAACTAAACCGCTATGGAGTCGGCTAGTTCACAGTGACAGTGTACACCGGATCACCCGGGGCAGTATTCGCCGTGATCGTCACCACGTCACCCGCCGTGTTGAGGACGATATCGACCTCACCCGCGTCCGGACCATCAACCTGGACCTCGTCCGCCGTGGTCGTACCACCCGGCACAACCACCGTGTACGCGAACACCTCCGGATCGAATGCCGGGGTAACGGCCACACCCTCAACAGTGATCCCCGTCACCGTCTGACCGTCCGAACCGGCAACCGGCCAAAACGGCAGCGCAGGACCGGTCACGTCAAGCTCCAGTTCGGAGAACTTGCCATCCTTGGTGAGGCCCTGCGGGTCAAGCCATGTTGCCGTGGCCCGAACCGTGAACGAATCCGCGCCCTCGTCAGGACCAACATGCAGCACACCGTCGCGCGTCACATAGGTGCGGACGGATGTGTTACCGGAAACGTTGTACCGCACACCATCATTCACACCACCGGACGGGGTAGTCACAGCCTCCGCAAAGAGACTGTAGATTTCGCCACGGGTCACAGCGGTGGGGGTCACGTCGTTGCGGTCCTTGATCGTGATAGCGGAAACGGACGTGACCGGTGTGCGGACAGTGATAACGTCGTCTCCCTTGTGCGTGGTAAACCGGATAGCCGGGACGAACGTGGACGCAGAAATCACCTGATGGTGGTGGAGGAAATAGTTGTTCTGGAGCATGCGCGGGTTGTACTGAGACGCCGTCTCAAACACCTGGTCGGCAACCACGAAGAAATCCTTGGTGGTCATGATTGCCTGGCAGCCCTCCATCCCCATCTGTTCCTCTGGGATGATGACAGTGCGGCCGTGCATGTTGGCCTTGTCAACGTTGAACGCACCGGCCAGCGCCTCAACGTCAATTGCGGCAGAGAATTCCGGGGTCATGACAAGAATGAGTTCGTCCTTCTTGGCGAACACCGGCATGCCTGCGGCGTTGTACCGGCGCGACGGGAACGAGAGCTTGTCAGCCATGAAGCGGAGCTTCCGCAGCGCACCCTTGGCGTCCGCCTCGTTGGATTCAATATCCGCGACGTCGGCAATCTGCACGTCAAAGAACCCACCATTGGCGGCGTACTGCGGGAACAACTGGCACATGAGGAGGAACTCGTCGTACTCGTCGGAGAGCGAAACGGATTCCATCATCTTCGTCGTGAACGCGGACAGGCCCTGCGGGGAGTCGAACGCGTTCATGAGCAGGGTGTTGTTGAGCGTGAGTTCGTACACGTCGCGCCGGTTGAGGCGGTGGAAGTTGACCCGCACCTCTCCCCGGTGTGTCCCGAACAGTGCCTTTTCCATCTCGTCGCGGTCGGTTTCGTACGACTTGGCGAGGACCATGCCGGTGTGGATTTCCTCAATCGTGTCACCGCCCGTAAGCTGCCCGATCTTGAATTCCTTGAGCGGGTTAGTCCAGGACGTGTTTTTGATCAACTGGAGTCCTACCCGGTTGACAAGTGCGTCCTGGAATTCGTTCAACTGCGGACGGTACCCAGCCGTCTGGAGCGCGGCCTGAGTTGCCTGCACCCCTGCCTTGGTGGCCTCCGGGATACGTGCCTGATAATCGGAGGACGAGTCGTACCAAATCGCGTCGAGGAATTCCGCGTTTGGTGCATCTTTCAGCGGGGCAATGTTTTTTGTAGCCATGTTATTTATTTGTCCTTACGGTCCGAATAGGGAATTGATTCCCTTGGGGGTGTTGTCCTGCTCGTTGCCGGTGTCCAGGTCGTCATCTTTTGGTGCGCTTACACGCTTTAGTAAATCATAGTTTGCTGCCCGGAGTTGCAACGCTGCCTGTTCTTTCTCCGCGACGAGCTTATCACGCTCCACAATCTGTGCATCCCTCTCGGCAATAGCGGCCTCCCGAATGGAGATATCGTGAGCGTGTCCGGCGTTCAATTCGGCAATGAACGGTTCCGGTAGCGGTGCCTCCGCATTACCGGCGAGACGGGCAATTACCTGTTCAAAAGTTTCCATAATCTTTTCTCCATAATGTTTGTGGTATTGAAAAACCCCCACCTTGCGGTGGGGGTTTTTCGTTTTCGGACCCGTAGGCAACCGGACTGTAACGGGCTAACGTCACCTAGCAGGGGGCCAATTCAATGGCAGCGGTTCCCCTGGTAGACAGGCGGGTTACTGTCTGCGGATCACGCTTTCTTGTCGCCAGC